CAGACGCGCCATCGTGGCGTCCGCTTCAACCGTACTCTGTATCAGCCGAGCGGTTGATGCGGCCTCTACCGCAGCCCCGAGCCGTACCGCAGCGAACGCAGCCGTCTCGAATTGTTCGGGAAGAAGTCCGAGCCATCTTTGGAGCGTTCTTATCGAACCTTCATCGTCGGTCAACGAATCGAATAACAGGTTCCAACCCTCGGCGGTGAATCGCAGAATTTCGGACATGGGTTGAAGCACTTTCAACAACGCAACCAGGGGCGGGAGCAAGTTCTGACCGATCTCGACGCCGATCACTTGGGCCTGAGCCCCGAACTTCTGAAACGCTGCGTCGTTGGATTTGCTCCACCTCGCGAACGCCCTGTCGTTCTCACCAAGGTTCGTCGACAAGTCCTCCACGTCCGACGCGAAACTCTCAGCCTGCAACCCGGCAGTATTGAGGACGCCGGTCATCGCCCGCGTGTTCGGGATGATCTTTTTCAGAGCGTCAATGTTGCCTTTGAATCCCTCAACCATGATCGCGAGCGCAGCCGGTAGACCGTCCGACCTGAGCGTCTCCCGCACCTCCTCAATGGAGAAGCCGAAGTCCTCCATCGCCTTCCTCGCCGCCGTAGGCGGACCGAGCAAGAGGTTGAACACATTGAGCAAGCCGGTCGCGGCGTCCTCGGTCGAACCACCGAGCCGGGTGAACGTCGCAAGGAATCCGCCGATGTCTGCGATGCTCGCGCCCAAAAACTTCGCCGGACCGAGCACCCGCGAGAACGCGGTCGCCAAGGAACTCGCTTCGAGGTTGCCGAGCCGGACCGTGCCGACGAGCGTGTCGACAGCCTTCGCCGCCGTCACACCCTGGTCGCCGAACGCGACCAAGATCGCCCCGGCAACGCGACCGATCTGAGCCATGTCGCCGAGGCCAAGGGCGGACGCCTGCGCCGATTGTGTCAGAAGATTGAGCGCCGCCGTTCCGCGTGCTCCCCCGGACGTGATCGCGAACATCGCCTTCGCGAGTTCGGTCGGTCCCTGACCAGTGGCGACGGCGATGTCTTTGAGGGCACCTTCCCACTCGTCGATCTGCTCGACTTGAATCCCGACCAAGGTGTTGAGCTTCACCAACTCGCGCTCGAAGTCCCTCGCTGCGTTGACTGCGGCACCGAGGGCGATGGCCCCGGCGAAGGCCCCGAGGGCGCTCGTAGCGAGCCCTGCGGCTCCTGTGAACGCCGTGAGTCCACGGGTGGCAGTGCCCATCGCACCAACGAACCCGGAAGCATCACCTGTTACTTTTGCGCCAACTGGAATGACCGGACTCATGCCAACGCCTCCGCGAATTGGTCTAACATATCTTGCTCACCAACCGTCACTCCCTCACGGCTGAATCTGAGCAAGCGTTGCCCCTCCATGAGATCGTAAATCTCGATGAACGTCACGCCGTACAGACAGCCCGGTCCGGTGTAGAGGTATCCCAACGAGTGAAGCCAAGCCTCGACTTCGAGCATGGTTTCACGCGAAGACCGTCGCGGGCCTACACGTTTTTTTGTTTCCCCCTCGAAACTCCACCGCCGTTCACCGCGGCGATGAGCATCATGTCGAGATCCCACATCGTCATCCCGTCGAGGATCTCGTCCGCGGTGACCTCACTCATATCGGGGTCGGTCACATGCTCCTGCACGTATTGAATCTTCTCCTCGACCGGCCATTCTGCCGCGGTCTTATCCAGGGCGGTGAAGCCCTTGATCGACCCGACCGTCGTCGGCAGAACCATGATCGTCTTTTCCGTTCCCGGCACCTTCACCTCGACCGGAATGAGACGCCCTTCCGGGTCACGTCGGACGAAGACATCCTCAGCCTTCAAGCGGCCATTCGGCTTGGACCCCTTCGCCCTTCCTCCCGTCGCTTTTCTCGCCATCGTTCTCCCTCGGTTACGGGCTGATGCTGATCCCCTGCCCGGTGAATACGTTGTCCCGACGCATCGTGGCCTCGCCCTTCTCATACGTCCGGGCTCCGGGCGTAGTGAGGACCGCGTTGTCGAGTGTGATCGCGCCGCCCGTCATCGTCCACACGAGGTCGGCGGTGAGCGCCTTGAGGTGTTCGATGGTCGCGGCGTGCGAGCCGGTCGCGCTGAACACCGTCACGTTCGCCGTCACTTCCCGCAGGCCCTCAGACAGAACCTTCGCCTTCTGAGACACGACCGGATCGACCTGGATGTTGTTCGCGATCTGAACCGACAGCGTCATCAGATTCGTGTCGAGCGGAAACTCAGACGACCGGACAACGAGGTCGCCGAGGACGTGCTCGAACGGCGTGTCCAACGCGGGCTCGAACGAGCCCGACCCGAGAAGCGCCATCCCGAGATCGCCTTCGATGTCCTGTTGGGATTCGCTGCCCATGATGCGGAACGCTTCCTCGCCGCCAGCCGTGAACGTCACGATGATGTCACCGAGCGTTTCCAGATCCAACAGGAACGCGTCGATGTCGGGGAACGACACCGCGCCGACGACGGGCGTCGTGCCGTTGATTGCGATGGCCTCGGTCGCACCCGCGCCTTCGTCCTCAATCGTGAGCGTCTGAGACGTGTCCGCGGCGTTGGTGCTCACCACGGTCAACGTGCCCGTCGCGGTGGGTTGAGACACCTCGTACGACCGGACCTTGCTGAACCGATATGAGCCCTCGGCCATCACCGGCTCGCTGTTCGACGGGTCACCCGTCAGGCTCGCCGAATCGAACTTCCCGCCGAACCCGTAGGTGTAGATCCTGACGCCTGCCGCCTGCGAGCCTTCCGGTGCCGGTAGCGTCTGCCGAGCGAGGAAGGAATGGGTGTTGATGATGTACCCGTCCGAGTCCCGCAGGAAGCCGTCAGCGAGGGCATCCAAGGGCTGCTCGACGGCGGACGTGAGCCACCGTTGCAACGAGTACGAGATCGCGAGTTCGTGGTCCTCAGCGCCGATGCTGAATCCCTGCACGTCCGGCGAACCGATGGCTGTCCGAGCCGCGATGTTCGTGTTCGGAACCCAATTCCCCACGGTGTTGAGTTCGTCCGAATACCGGAGCCAATCCGGGTCTGCCGGTGTCACGCCTGGGATAACCTCTCGAATGAAGTTGACCCGCAGCGCACCGATGCCAGCTTCGTTCGGCATGGTCTATTCCTCCTCTGTGGATGACTTGCGAGTCGCCTTCTTTTCGACGACCTCGACGATGTCCGGGTATGCCGCGGCCAACGCTTCCCCGACTTCCTTCTCTACCGTCGCAAATCCCTTCTCATCGAACTCGGCAGCGAACCCGTGATGGCCGAGCGCCTTCGTGCCCTCCCTCGTGCATCTGATTTTCATGTGGTCCTCCAATTGAAACCGATGGTCACAGACTTCCGAAAGACCATTGGGTTGTCCCCCTGGTCAGGCGGCACGTCGCCGATGGCGATGACACTGACATACGTCAGGTTCGTGATCCCGTTGAAGTTGGCGAGGATGATCCTGCGGATCTCCTCGGACATGTCGTAGACGAGTTGCTTCGGATTCGGCGATGTCACGCCCTCGCTTCGGAACGCCCAACAATCCGCGAACAGCACACCGTTCACGATCTGGACAGGCCCGCCTCCACCGCCTTCGATGGCACCGTACCCGGACAGCCCTTCATACAATTCGTCGTCACCCGTGAACGTGACCTGTGGGGAATTCGAGTTCGGGTTCCACCATCCGGTATGGAAGTCCGGCTTGATCGCACCGACGACGTTGTCCGTGTCCCACTGAGCTTCAATGAGGTCTAGGATCGCAACCTTCGGCTCGACGGTCGGGACGGGCATCAGTCGGATTGCCTCATGCAGAGCAGACGCATGGCACCGACCGGAGTCTCGGCCTCGTGCCCAACGCCTACGATCTTGTAGATCCGCCCGGACTCATCCGTGAGGGTCGCCGCCCGATCCCTCATGTCATCCTGTATGGGGACGAAGGTGACGTTCAATTCGGTGCCGTTCTGGTCTTTGACCGGGGTCGGGATCAGCACGGCGATGTCGACCTTGCGCTGCTCACCGGACGGCAGGAGGAACGTCCTGTTGCTCCCGTCGCTCCGAATGCCCCGTATGGTCGGGGGGTTGCTCGCGGCCTCGTAAGTAACGTCTTGATAGGTGTCACGGCTCCCTTCATCGAACCTCTGATACACGAAGTTCTCACCGGCCCGCCTCGCCATCCTGACCATCGCCCCGGTGCTCATCGTGTCGCTATCGTCGAGGGATCTTTGATCCGCTGCACCGACTTCGAGAACACGTCTTCCTCGGACCGGCCCGTCGCAACTGAGCCCCGGTAGTTGCCCGTGTCGAAGATGCCCTTCGCCCGGATGAGTTGCTTGACCCGGCGTTCGATCAACAGGGCAATTTTGATCGGAGCTTGACCCGGCCCCGCCGTGACCCCCCGGATGATGTCCTCTTGAAGTTCCACGTTCCCCTCGGCACCCGCGACGATCTCGGCGATGGCTACGCGCCAATGCGGACGCGCCGTCAGAACCTTCGTCCCGAACTCGTGGAAGGGACCGTACACGACGGCACTACCGACCCACGCCTCGCCGAAGCTCGCCCCCTGCATCTTCTTCAAGAGAGCCGCCATCTGCGTCAAGCCGGTGAACGCGAGAGCGAACCCTGCCATCAGACCTGAGCGCCCGTGTTCGTCGCTTCCGATCCGACCTTGGCGAAGAATCCGATGCGGTCCGCATCGCTGAGTTGCGAGAGGATGCCGGTCGAGTCGAGGATCTGAGCGGTCTGCCCGTACTGCGACGAGTCGAGCCCCATGTCGGTCGTGCCTTGGAACTTGAAAGACACACCGTCCGCTTTCTCGTCCGAGGTGAGCCGGTCCCGCAGGGTGACGAAGTGCGCGGCGAGGTAGGTTTCGATCTCCCTCAAGAGGGCACTGCTCAGGGACGATGACACGAGATATTCGGTCACCATTATGTTCGCTGTCTGGATAAACGGACCTACGTCTTCGAGGCTCGTTTCCAACACAGCGCAAACCGCCACGGCATCAGTGCGCGACATCTGCGTTCTCCGTTGTCAGGTCCGGCGATCATAGCTCAGGCCCGACGCCCCACATATAACGCGCCGAACATGGGCGCTTCGAGATACTACACTGGAAGGAAGCGAACCCGCCAGAGGTGTCCACGAACGCAACTTGTGGCCGCACGTTCGTCGGCTTCACATGACGGGCGTAGGGGCGACAGACGACGGCGACTGCCGTGACCCCCTACTCGTCCGCTGCTTCTTCCGCTTCCGCCGTCAGTAATTCGATCCGGGCCGCGATGACCTTCTTCGCACCGCTCCGATCCCGTACTGCTTCTTCCTCTGCCATCATGGCTTCGAGCACCTCGAAGTCGTCGATCTCGGCCACGCGATCCTTGATCGAAGTGATCGACAGACCCTTCATCCCATGCTCCGAAGGGACCTCGTCGACAGCCGCACCGTCACGGGTGAGGAACACGTCCGGCATGTTCTTCAACTGTGCATCGGTGGGTGAGACGAAAGTCCCGGCAGGGGCCTTCACACGGACGCCATCGTCGTCGATGATGCCGTGAACCCTCGCTAGAACGTGCGTGTGCTCGGTCATTCTGTTTCTCCGTCGTTGGTGAAAAAGAAATCGGGGGGCAGGGGTGTTACCCCGCTACCCCCCGACACCATAGTACCCTACCCCCTCGAACTCAGGAGTAGTGAACCAAGCCCGTCTTCGCGTTCGCAGACGCCGGGATCTTGATCCGTGGAGCCATCGCGGCCATGACCTTGAAGTTCTGGATCATGCCACCCATCTCATCCCACTGGACCGTAGTCACGGGGGACGCGATAGCGATGTCGACGACATCCTTCGTCAACCGCACCGCGATGACTTCACTCGCACCGAGAGAAGTGGTTCCTCTGATGCCTTGGAACGCGTCGATCTCCTCCAACCTCGTGAGGATCGTCTTGTCCGAGTCTGCCTTGAAGTCGTTGCGGATGTTCTGCATCGCGCTCACCGGCACATAGAACATGAACTGACCGAAGTAGTTCTCGTTCTCCGCATCGGCGATCATGGCGAGTGCATCGCCAACGATCTGTTCACCGGTCGCTACGCCCCAATCTGCGGTCGTGCTTCCGGTGATGCGGCTCGACGCCGTGGTGTACCCGGCTTGCACCGATCCACCGATGGAAACTGTCGAGCCGTTGAACAGCACTTCCTCCAACTTCTCGTTCACCCTGCTCGCACAGAGTTCGGCATTGGTCGTGTCGATGTTGGAGCCACCGCGACGGCTGGCTTCCAAATACCGGAGGTGAAGTTGGAAGTCCCGAAACGTGATCGGGACGGGCACACTGTTCAACGTGAAGGTCGCGAGATCACGTTGCCCCGGTGCGACTCCGCTCATCGACTGCTCTGCGAGGTCGATGGTGCTGAGAGCCTCGTACTCAGAAATGAGCACGCCGAGCGACCCGAGATTGAGGGTCAGACCGGCGCTGATGAGATCCTCAATCGCGCCGAGTTGACGCCGCGCAACCTGCACGAGCGCGTCGTCGAAGGCAATCCACTCGTCCTTACTGAGCAAGTCGTTCGCTCTGAGTGGCTTGCCAGGACGGATGTACGGTCGGAGGGCTCGAATGTCCCACCCGTTCGCGGCGAGGATCTTACCGGGCGACCCCGAAAAGACATCCGCTGCCGGTGCCTGAGTGGCCTGTTGATTCATTATGCCACCTCCATCGGCACGAGGTCATCGGCGTTGCTTCCCGCGACATCCGAGAGAGCATAGCCGAGGGCTTGGATACCGCTTCCGGGCACGTCCGTCACCCGTCCCGCCGCCCCTGCGTATAGCGGGGCTCCGGTGTTCCAAGTCAGTGAGTCGACTGCACGGGCCTGTACCTCGTCGCCTTTGTGGCCGACGACATACTTGACCTGTGAGTCGTCCGCGTACGCATCGGTCACGTCCTGACCGATCTCGGAATTCTCGACCGCGAACGCGGCACGTCCGGCGTCCAACGCGCCAGCCGCCGCACCCACGCCAACCTCAAGAACCCCGGCGTTCAAGGTCAGGTCGAGCCGGTGACCGGGAAGAATCCCCGCCGCCGCCGCGACCGCTTCCTTGATGAGTCCGTCCCCTTTCAGAAAGATCGTGTTCGTCATGCGTCACCTCCTGAGTTTGCGGCCTTCGGACCGATGTCCGGCACAGGCATGTAGCCCTGGTCGTCATCCTCCGTGATGCCGAGGGAACGGGGCTGTCCGATGCCGCTGTAATCCACGGCCTCGAACGAAGTCTTCATCGCACGGAGAACCGTGAGGGGCAAGCCCTCAAGGTCTTCCTTGCCAACCACGCACCGCTCAATCGCGGTGAGGGCAGCGACCAACTCGTCGCGTTCGGCATCGGCGGTCGCCTGTGCGTTCGTAACCAGGGCCTCCAACGCCTCGAAGTTCTTCGAGAAGGCGACCATCTTGTCCATCGCCGCAATGTGATCTGCGGTGATAACAAGGGCCACGCTTCCGTCAGGACTCGCTGCCGGGGGGTCCGCTGCGGGCGGGTCGGAACCATCCGAACCGCTTTCGGCATTCCCCTTCGGGGGGTCGGCGGGCGGATCTTTTCCTTCTGATCCTTCCGCGCAACCACAACCGGCAAGCGCCGCGAGGCTGGTCAGTCTCTCATCACTGAACGCCTTCAACTCCTCCTCAGAGAAGTCGACAGACTTTGCAGCGACGAGAGCTAGGATCTGCTTTTCGCGATCCATTTGACGCTCCTCGTCTTGGGGTGAAAGGGGAGTGCCACCCGGCTCCCCCGGTTTGGGATCGTCCCCTTCCGGGGGATCGGCAGCATTACCCGCGGGGTCGCCCGCGGGCTTCTCAGTAAAGCCGAGAAGACTTTTGATCGCCGCGATGATGCGGCTATCTACTTTCTCAGGATCGGGCACATGCTCCTCCGGTTCGTGTCGGGCTGCGGCTGCGACGAGAGCTTGAGCGGCACGCGCCGCACCGCACCCGTCTTCGACACTGCACGCCCCGGCCTGCCCGATGGGCAAGAGGGCAAGATGGTCCGGCATGATGTCGGTCTGCGCGAAGTGGAACCGCTCGCCGTCATGGGTGCCCGACCGAAATTCCAACTCCATCCCGTACCCGGTGCTGACCTCGACATCCGGTCCGCCACCCAAGAGAGCGGCGATGATTCCGCGACCCTCTACGGTCGTTGCAGCGAGGACGCGATTGAGGTGAGCATCGACCCACAGGAACCCGTTGATGAAGCGAGCGTTCGTGATCTCGCCGACCTTGATGGATTCGAGAAACTCCGGGGTGCTCTGCGCGAATTCAAGATCGCCGTCAGAGTCACGAGGATGGTCGACCGTGAGCGGGATGCCGTTCCAGTTCTTGAGGGACTTCTTGATCTCAGCCGCCGAAACGAACTCGCCACCCGGCAGACAATTGATGCAATTGAGGATCTGTTCGCGGAGGGCCTTGATCGGGAAGTTGAGGATTTCCATCCCCTCAGCGTTCTCACTGATCGTCACGAGGCCGGGGTCGATGACCCCGTTGACCCTCATGCGTCCGACGCTGATGACTTGCGACATACCATCCGGTGATTGAAGTCCGTCTCAATTCACCGGGGTTCCGAGTGGGGGTTCCCGGTCGGGTCGGAGGACCGGGTCACCGACAGGCGAGCCCGATCCCCTCCACCCTTACCAACGATGGATACTTACCCGGTGCCCGCCCGGCCTGTCAATAGAGCATCGGTCGACACGACATCGCGCACTTCCGTCTTGCGGATGACGCCGCTGTTCACATGGAGCACGATCTGCCCGTTGAAGGCGTCGTGTTGAAGACGGCGAGCCACGTATTCGAGGGCGACCGTGTTCGCGTCTTTCTTGGTTGCCGAGCCCTCCGTCATTCGAGCACCGGGAGCCAAGCGCACCGACAATTCGCGTGGACCGGAATCACACCGCGGGCCTCGTTGAGCGGGATCGCCTCGCCCGTCTCAAGGTCCATGCACGTCTGACACACCCGGTCGTCGCCTGCCGTCGTGAACTCGGCGAAGACCACGACGTTGTCGACCCCGGCGTCTTGATAGCGGTTCAACGTCGACTCGGCATGGACCCGGATAATCTCGGTCCGGGCGAGGATCTTCGAGCGGGTGACACCGATCACGTCGATCCGCCGCCGCATCTCTCGCGCTATGTCGAGCGGACCCTGCCCGGTCGATAGCCCCTCGGTGAGCACCCGCGAGAGTTCGGTGTCGACCGCCGCCGTGATGCCTTGGAGATCGGTGAACTGTCGGGTGTAGAGAAGTTCGAGAGCACTGCGATGGATCGGTGCGTTGAACAGGTCCGCGACCGTCCGGCTGTCGAACGGAATGTTGTCGCGCCGCAAAGCATCTTGAGCATGGTTCAGCCCCTTGCTGTACGCGGACCGGACGAACGTGTCCTGCCATTTCGAGTTCGACTGTATCCCGCCGCCCGGAGCCCGACGCACTTCGAGCACGTCGTTGTCGAGTTGTTCCCGCAGCCACCGGTTGAAGTCCTCGACCTTGCCCGCCGTGTCCTGCCGGAACTGGAACGGTCCCGCCGCCTGCGCCGCGGACAACTGATCGAGCGGCAAGTCCGAATCGCCGAGACGGAGCGCGTCGTTCGTCACAATCGTCTCGAAGATCAAGTTGATGATCTTCCGCCACCGTCGATTCAGATCGGCGATGTACGCCCGGATCACCCCGCTCGTGTTCGTCGGGTCGGTGCGATGCAGAAGATGCCGCGGCCTGCGCCACCGTCTACGCGTCAGGAGCATCGCCCGCCTCGTCCTTCTGCTCGTCGAGGAACTCGTCCTTCCGTTCCTCGCCCTCCGATGCCCACCACGCGTCGAACCCGTCCACGTCGTCGACGCCTGCGTTGTAGCACAGCCTCATCAGTTCCTTGAGCGTCATATGTCCTCAGCTTTTGTAGACGATGCACGTCCCGCCGACCACGAAGGGACGCTTCTGCAATTCGATCCCTGCCCGGTACATGAGCCGCGGGCATTCCGGGCACGGCATCGGTTCGTTCCGCTCAGACCTCGGCCTCAGATCGTCGACCTCGTGACCGTTGTCGCACTGGTACGTGAAGATCGGCATGAGCTACCGGCGATTGCCGGGAATTGCCGGAGATTGCCGGAAGAACCGGGAACCTTCCGGGTTCTTTCTCACGCCTCGCCACCCTTTCCTTCGAGGCTCATCAGCACAGCTTGGAGCCCCTCCGGGCTGACATCCTGCTCGGTCTGTTCGAGCCCCGCCATGAGCGCCGCACGGATGACATCCGGGTCACTCGTGACGAAAAGCGGTCGAGGCTTTTCGCCCTTCTCCTCGGTGTGGACGATGAGCGTGATCTTCATGTTTTTATCTTCTACTTATGTTCGCGTTATGCTCAAAACCGGGGTCACTACCACCCGCGGACATGCGTCGAGGCCCGTCACACGTGAACTGGTGGAGCCGATTTTGACGGTTTCCGATGGTTTTGAGGATTTTGAGGATGTGGAGAAAGTCACTCGACCGCTTCCAGGGGCACGGGGAGAGGTTCGGGGACAGGTTCGGGCTCCAAGTCGCCGAACACATCGAAGCCTTCCGGCGCTTCGGGCGGTGTCGGGTCGAGTCCAAGGATGTGCTCGCGCACTTCCCACGGGGGCATGATGAGATCGGGAGCCCCGGCGGGGGCGAGCTTGCTGATCGCCTCACCGAACTTCGCCGCCGTCTCGGCCCGGTCCGATGTCGAGGGTGCGTCGAGCGGGGGCCAGTCGACTTCGTAGCCGCCCACGGGGGCAGGCAGGGCACCGAGCATGATGAAGCGGTCGAGCGTCTGCCGCAGGATGATCGGCTCCGCATACTGATTCTGACGGGCCGCGATCCGCGCCTGCCATTCCTTCTGATCTTGGTCGCCCGCCAACTGCCCACGCTCCGAGCCGAACAGCACACGCTCAGGGATCTCAGCCGCCGCCGAGATCACTTGCTTGAGCGCATCGTACGTGCCGGACGGGTCGGTCGATGATCCGGTGACGAGTCCGAGTTCCGTTCCCCTGGTTTGGATCAGCCGGGTGATCCCGTGCCGAGCGGCGAGCATGTCGTCCTCGAACTGATCCAAGTCCTCCGGGCTGACCGTCACGTCCGGGCTGATGTTCGCGTGCCAAATGCCTGCCACATTCTGCCAATACAATTCAGCCGAGCCGCCGAGCACCTTGAACAGATCGTCGATGCGGTTGAGGACACGAGCGAGGCGAGGCTGACCGTAGACATCGTCTTCGATGGTGTTCTCGGCGACATGGATGATCCGCTGCCAAGGGACCTGGGTCGTCGCCCCCGTCTGATTGCCGTCCGTCTGAATACCGCGACGGGTCCGCACGCCGCCCACGGCGCTTTGCCCGACCGTCGTGCCGCTCAGGTCGATGGCGTAGAGGGTCGGCTGACCGAACCGCGGGCTCTCGCTGTCCTCGTCGAACTTGAGGATCTCGGTGCTGCCTTGGTGGAACGCCGAGAGATAGACGATGTCCTCCGGGCCACGGAGCTTCGCCGGTTCCTCGGTGATCTTCGAGCCGGTCGTACCCAAGAGCAACACGCCGAACTGACCGATGCCGCTGATCTCGTCGACCCGCTCCATGAAATGATAGAGCCGATTCCGGTTGTTCATTTCTTCGATGGCGTCGACGAACTTCTGATCGTCCGACCGGATCTCGGGATCGTGCCGCCACGTCGTCTTCGGCGAGAGGTCGACCACCCGCGCCGCGATGTCGCCCCGCAGATAGTAGGACAGGTAGTCGTCGAACTCCGGGTCGCGCCGGTAGCCGAACGAGTTGTATAGATCACGCTCCCCGGCGTACGTCTGACCGAGCTTGGCCGCGAGCCCTGCCCGTGTCACGAGATCGCCCAACGCCCGCAGCATCCCCATCGCCTTCGACTGTCGCCCCTTCGTGTCGGTCATGTCTTGATTCTCCCTCGGTGTTTCCTCGACCACAACATATTCGGCCTCTCGTCCGGCTTGAACATCTTCCGCAACGCCTGACTCATCGTGTCGACCTCGTCATCGGTCTTGGCGTTCGGGAATGCCGACACCGATTCGATGAACTCCAAGACCCACGGAGCGATAGCCGGATGCGGAAGGTAGACGTTCCCGCTCTGCGCGTAGGACGCGACGGCGGTCGCCCGGTCCGGCTTGCTGCCCTCGACGGGCACCGGGATCATCCCCGGAATTTCCTTGCTCAAGATCGACAAAGTCGCCGCTGCGTTCGCCGCGTCTTCTATCCATTTCGTTTCAACGTCCGGGTGAGCGGCAGTGAGATCGCGGATCGCGTCGAGCGTCTCAGGGAAGTCGCGCCGCGCCCTCGACTGATCCAAGAGGTACGCGTTCGCGCCTGCTCTGCCCCACACCTGACCGACCACATACGATGTGTTCGCCCCCTTCTTGAAAGCGAGATCCCAAGACTGCGCCGAGAACTCCATCCCTGGAAGCGGTTCGAGGATAGACGGATCGTCGAGCCCATGCAACCGGACCGGGGGCAGCGATTCGATGAGATCGAGGGGTGCCCAAAACTTCCACCACGCCCGTTTGAAGATGTTGCCCTCGACGGGAGCCGGACGCTGTTGGTAGAGCGCACCCCACCAATACGGGGTCTGTGTCGCCTTGATGCGTTCGAGTTCCTCCAACGGCCACCGCTCAGGCCACAGAGCTTCGCCGAGTTCGCGACCGAGCGGGTCCGGCTCGCTCTCGTCATCGTAGATCGCCGGAAGGAACAGCGTCACCCACCGCTCGCCCTCTTGGTCCTCCGTCTCCTCAATCAGACGCCCGACCAAGTCGTCCTCGTTCCACCGGGTCATCACGCAAATCTGTTTCGCTCCGGGCTCACGCCGCGGGAACAGCGTCGAGAGATACCACTGCCACACCCGGCCCCGGTAGTTCGGCGAGTTCGCCTGCAACGCGTCCTTGAACGGGTCGTCGATCACGATGAGATCACCACCGCGCCCGGTGACCCCGGTGCCCACGCCCGCGGATCGCATGCCACCAGTGACGGGGATGCCCATCGCGTCCCGGCCCACGAGTTCCCAATCTGTCGCCGCCATCTTGTTGTG